AATGTATTAAATGGATTGTGTTTGAGAATCTAGATAAAGCCAAACAAAAGACACTTACCTTGTATGTAAACTCTACAGGTGGTGACTTGTATCAAGCATTTGCATTAATTGACGTAATGCATTCTAGTAACCATCCCGTTCGCACAATAGGTGTTGGCTCGATTATGAGTGCAGCATTTTTAATATTTGCATCTGGCACACACGGTGAAAGATACATTGCCGGCAATACAGGTATCATGTGTCATCAATTCAGTTCTGGTACTGATGGCAAGTATCACGATTTAAAAGCACAGTCAAAAGAAAATGAACTGTGTAATGCACGTATGGTAGAGATTCTTAAGGCGGCAACAGGCTTGCCAATAGCCAAAGTTAAAGCAAAGTTACTTCCTGCAAGCGATGTCTATATGACTGCACAGGAATTACTTGATTATAATGTTGCCGATCAATTATTGTAAGGAAAGAAATGAGTAAAATTAAAATTGCAGAACTGTTTTACAGTATTCAAGGTGAAGGACGCTATATGGGTGTTCCTAGTGTATTTCTGCGTACATTCGGCTGCAACTTCAAATGTGCGGGCTTTGGTATGCCGCGTGGAGAAGTGAGTCATGAAGCTACTGATATTGCATACACACATACAATGATAGAATCGTTTCAAAAATATGAAGAACTTCCTTTGGTTTCTACGGGTTGTGATAGTTATGCTAGCTGGCATCCTGATTTTAAGGATCTTAGTCCAATGCTCACTTCAGAAGCAATCGCCGATCGAATTGCGGAAATTATTCCATTCGGTGAATGGCGAGACGAGCATCTAGTTATTACAGGTGGTGAGCCATTGCTAGGTTGGCAACGTGCGTATCCAGACTTGCTAAATCATCCAAAGATGGCAGGATTAAAAGAGATCACATTTGAAACAAACGGTACTCAAAAACTTACACCCGAGTTTAAAGAATTTCTACACAACTGGAGAATGCCGGAGATTGGTGGTGTTCCGACACGAGAAATTACATTTAGCGTAAGTGCTAAACTTCCATGCAGTGGAGAAAAGTGGGAGGATGCTATCTGTCCAGAGATAGTTTGCGAGTATGAACAAGTAGGTACAGCATATTTAAAATTTGTCATTGCTACAGAACAAGACTATGCTGATGCTGAGTGTGCTATTGCCGCATTCCGTACAGCAGGATTTGAAGGTCATGTGTATCTAATGCCAGTGGGTGGTGTAGAAAGTGTCTACGCAATGAACAATAAAAACGTAGCAATACTTGCTATGAAAAACGGACTACGATACAGTGATCGATTACAAGTGCCGTTGTTTAAAAACGAGTGGGGTACATGATGAAAGATTGGTTTAAAAAAGTTACCGGCATTGCAAAACTTGAAAAAGAAAAAGAAGAGTTGCAAGAAGCTAGAGATAAAGCAGTTGCTGAAACTGCCCAAGCGCAAGCCGCAGAAGAACTTGCCAAGATGACTCCTAAAGAACGTGCCACTGTCAAGGGCGAGCCCTGGGTGGCTGTTTTGGACACGCACGTTAATAAAGATAATCTGCGTAATGGCTTTTTTGAGCTTGACTGGAACGATCTCTTTGTGTTACAATTAAAGCAAGGCGGATATGGTTTCGATGGTGACCCGGACGAAGAGATAGTTGATCGTTGGTTTAGAGATATCATAGGTCAGATGCTTGTAGAAGAAGGTCAAGATCCTAATCGTGGCGCTGGTTTTATTAACGTTGTTCCAATTGCCACAGGCAAGTCAGAGGTTTCATGAGTTATATTTTAGTTGATACTGCAAATACATTCTTCCGTGCTCGTCATGTGATTACAGGCGATGCCGACATGAAGTTAGGCATGGCGTTCCACATTACACTTAACGGTGTTAAGAAGGCATGGAAAGACTTCGAGGGCAAGCATGTTATATTCTTCTTAGAAGGTCGCAGCTGGCGCAAGGACTTTTATCCTCCCTATAAGCGTAATCGTACTGAAGCCCGTGCCGCACATACCACAAAAGAAGCAGAAGAAGAAAAACTGTTCTGGGAAGCATTTGATACGTTTAAAGAGTTTATCTCTGAGAAGACTAACTGCACTGTGCTACAACATCCACAACTAGAAGCTGACGATCTCATTGCCGGTTGGATACAGAGTCATCCGAATGACGATCATGTTATCATTTCGACCGATACAGATTTTGTACAATTGATCGCACCTAACGTAAAACAGTACAACGGTATTACTGATGTTACTATTACAGACAAGGGATACTTTGATCACAAAGGCCGACCTGTTAAAGATAAAAAGACAGGCGAAGCTAAGGCAGTACCCGTGCCCGAATGGCTTTTGTTTGAAAAATGTATGCGTGGCGATTCTACAGACAATGTCTTTAGTGCTTATCCCGGTGTTCGTACTAAAGGCTCTAGTAAGAAAGTTGGCCTAACTGAAGCGTTTGAAGATCGTGGAGAGAAAGGATTCGCCTGGAACAATCTCATGTTGCAACGTTGGGTTGACCACGAAGGCGTCGAACATCGTGTTATGGATGACTACCAGCGCAATCGTGTACTCGTTGATCTCACTGCACAGCCTGCCGATATTCGTGAGATAATTAATACTGCTATTGCACAAGGTGCAAAGCCTAAAGAAGTCACACAGGTTGGCATTCGACTGTTGAAGTTCTGTCAACTGTATGACCTACAGAAGATTGCGGATCAAGCACAGTCTTATGCCGAACCGTTAAATGCAAAATATCCATTATGAAGTGCAATTACATTTTAACTTGCCCCCATAAAACAGACACATGCCAGGAGAACACTATGACCGATGATATTCACGCTACTCCTATTATTCCAGAAAAGTTTTGGATTGTAGAACAAGCAGGAGTTAAACTAGCCACACTACGCAAGAATGAAGAAAATAGATTTGTTATGTCTAACATAGAAGGTGTCAAAATTTATGACACTGCTCAAAGCCTTACTAAAGAATTTGGCAAGGACTTCTTTGTTGCAAAGATTGTTAAAGAAGCTGACAGTGCCAAAGACAATGAGGTACAAGGATTTGCAACATCGTGTGCTCCGCATAACGGTATGTATGATATTCGACGCAAGTTGCCCTTGTTCACTAAGAGTGACGATAGCAAAAGCCTTTACTGTGCAGGTTACTATGTTATTAAGTTTGAGAAAGGGTGGGTTAAATCATTCTGTCCTAAACTTATCACATTACAGCGATATGAATACAAAGGTCCGTTTAAGACCGACATTGAAATGAAACAGGTACTGAGTAATGTCGGCAAATAACATACCCGACAAACTGCCCAGTGTGGAGAGATTGATTCAAAGAGTCACAGTAGCAGAACGCAGTAATCAACGAGAAATTCGTATGACCATTGTTGAAGCTCGTGAACTAGTTGCAGATCTAACTATTATGACTACAAAGATGTCCGAAATTATTGTTGGTATTCATTCTAGATTGGATCATTTATCTAAAAACACCACAGCTGAAATCAAAATCGAAACCGACGGCGGTGCGTTTTAAAAGATAAATATATGCGTATATAACTTGGATACGCATCATGTCGAGACCTAAACCAAAAGTGCTCTTAGAGTACGCTAACAAAGAAAACTACAAAGTTGAACAAATTTTGGAGTCCGAAGCCATCTGGGCAGTGTTCTATAAAGCAGAACCGTTTAATCTAAAGAGTGGGAGTTTAGTTTCCAACTATCCCGGTCCTAAGTATAAGAAAGTGTCCTTTAGTAATCCCGGTCATGCACGTAATTTGGCAAAGAAATTAAACAAGCTATTTAAGACAACTGATTTTAAAGTATACAAACTAACATCCGGTGAACAAGTTGAGTAACTATGGACCAAAAAGATCAATACAGTCAGGCATTCCTAAAAGCTGCTGAACAAGACTGTAATGAACAAAAGGCATTAAAATACAGATCGCTATGGTGGTACAATGTTCGCACCAAGTCATCAGGTGGTCTAAGACTAACTGACGAAGGCATAGACTTTGTTAGACAATACTCAAAGCTCAAAACTTACAATATAAAATTTCCCAAGACTGTTAGAATAACTCCACAGATACTAATTTGGTTAGATCAATTTATTCGCAGTCCTTATCACATAACTAGCAAAGACATTACTGTACTAACCGAAACAGCAGCATTTGAACTATATTTGTTTTCGGGGGATGTACAGAAAATGGGCTACACAAAAGCTCTGGCTAAACGTTTTAGCCAAGAACAGTCATAACTTTTTTTCTACATTGTAAATATACACATAATATGTTTAATCTAAATCCTTTAACAGTTTTAGGCGTACGGACACTATCGTGGATTCCGCCGCACTTTGTAAAGATTCCCATAACAATGACAGCATGGGATGCAAATGAAAATGTAAAGAATTGGATTGAACAGAAACTAGTAGGACGTTTTAGTATTGTTAGTTCTCCGCAAA